TCTTACAGCGGCAGTTAGCACTCCAGCTGACGCTATGGGTCATTCTCTTCTTCTTCTCTGGGGTCCTGAGGCTCAGGGGGATTTCGTCAGGTGGGTCCAACTTGGGGGACTCTGGAATTTTGTGGCGCTCCACGGAGCATTTGCCCTCATTGGTTTCATGCTTCGTCAATTCGAGTTGGCTAGGTTAATTGGAATCCGTCCGTATAATGCTATTGCGTTCTCTGGGCCTATCGCTGTTTTTGTCAGTGTGTTTCTCATCTATCCTCTCGGACAGTCCAGTTGGTTCTTTGCACCGTCGTTTGGTGTGTCTGCGATATTCCGCTTTCTACTCTTCCTACAGGGTTTCCATAACTGGACGCTCAACCCTTTCCATATGATGGGAGTTGCAGGTATCCTGGGTGGTGCATTGCTTTCTGCTATTCATGGTGTTACAGTAGAGAACACTCTGTATGAAGACGGTGAGCAGGCAAACACATTCAAAGCATTTGACTCAACCCAAGAGGAAGAGACTTACTCTATGGTTACAGCCAACAGATTCTGGTCTCAAATTTTTGGTATCGCTTTTAGTAACAAGCGTTGGCTTCATTTCTTTATGTTATTTGTTCCAGTTATGGGGCTCTGGACTAGTAGTATTGGGATTATTGGTCTTGCTCTTAATCTTCGTGCTTACGACTTTGTAAGTCAAGAGATTCGTGCTGCAGAAGATCCTGAATTTGAGACTTTTTATACAAAAAATATACTTTTAAATGAAGGATTGAGAGCATGGTTGGCACCAGTTGATCAACCTCATGAGTCATTCGTATTCCCAGAAGAAGTTCTACCAAGAGGTAACGCACTGTGATTAAATCACTCTTCACTTTTATGTTTGCTGCATTGATGTGGGTTCAAGTCCCACAATGGAGTGATGATTGGTCTAAGTGTGCCGTAGATGTACCAGACACAGCATGTCATTGGTACATCACAGCACCCGATAGCACCATGGGTGAAGGATTTAGTTGGGCGAATGCCCCTTGGTTTAGTGTTGAAGGTCTCCGCGATGTTGGAGAACTTCATGATACAATGGCAACTATTCAAAAAGGTCTTGAAGCATGAATCATTACCTTGTATTTGTATATGGTGTATGCTTTGCCCTTATTGGAGGGGCTGCGTTCGCGATGATGTGGTCTAACATCATGTCATTGAACATAACCCCGAAAGCATCCAAACCTAAACATCCTGAAGCACCTGAAGCAGGTGAAGAGGTCATGTATGTTGATTTTTCTAAAGAAAAACTAGAGAAATTATACGAAGATAGTTAATATCAGACCTCCTTCAAGGGGGTCTTTTTTTACGTCATGAAGTCGTGACAGAAAACAAGTATAAACATTTGATGATATAATAGATAGAGTAGTTGCATGAACTATAATGAAGTTTATTAGCGCAGTTATCGTTGCTACAATTTCAGCAATGATTATATTTTTACCTGGGATTGCATACGCCGTAGACGTAACAATGGGTTCCAATGGAAATCTTGTATTCGATCCAGATAATATTAGTATTACTGCTGGTGAAACAGTTCATTTCGTAAACGGAATGTTGCCCCCACACAATATTATTGTTGAGGGTAGAGCAGACCTTTCTAGAGAATCATTAATGTTTACTCCTGGCGAATCGCAAGATATTCTCTTTGCTGATGCTGGAGACTATGATTTCTTTTGTGGTCCTCATCAGGGGGCTGGCATGATTGGACATCTTCATGTAGAATAATGAAATATACGCATAACTATATGAAAATTTTTCTTGATACTGCCGACACAGAAATTATTAATGAATACTTTAAAACGGGACTGGTAGATGGTGTCACCACCAACCCCACTCTTATTATGAAAGCAGGAAGAGATCCTGAGGTTGTTTACCAAGAGATTAAAGACATTGGTATCCGAGACATCAGCATGGAAGTTGTTGGTGATGAGGGTCAAATGTATCGTGAAGCAAAAAGACTTTACGAAAAGTTTGGTGATGTATGCACAGTAAAGGTTCCCTGCACCCGTGAAGGACTTGCAGTCTGTAAATCTTTGTCAGACCAAAACATTAGAGTCAATGTCACACTTATCTTCTGTGCTGCTCAGGCAGTCCTAGCAGCAAAAGCAGGGGCAACATACGTCTCTCCCTTTGTAGGACGCTTAGACGACCAATCAGTAGCAGGTCTGGAGGTTGTACGATCTATCTCAGAACTATATCGCATCCATGGAGTCAGGACTCAGGTTCTGTCTGCATCTATTCGTAACGTTCAACGTGCTATTAGGTCATGGTACAATGGTGCTCAAATCTGCACCATGCCACCCAAAGTATTTGACCAAATGTATGACCACATCCTTACTGATAAAGGTTTGGAAATTTTTGATAACGATTGGAAACAGGTACAACAATGACATTTACGGTATATTCAAAGGACGGATGTCCATATTGCACAAAAGTTCAGCAGGTATTAGAGCTTGCAGAAATCAAGCATGTGATATATAAACTTAACAGGGATTACACTCGCGATGAATTCTATGATAAGTTTGGAAAAGGTTCTACCTTTCCAAGGGTTATGAAAGATGATACAATCATCGGTGGATGTACTGAAACTGTTAAGTATCTACGGGAACAAAAGTTGGTCTAATGGAAACAAACCTCAACGACATCTATGATCTTATTGAACATGCAATTGACTATGCCTTTGAGGGTAAAACAAATTTAAAATTTTACGATTACTTAAGAGCAAACAAAGTCAAAAAGCATGAGATAGATTTATTCATTGACAGTTCTACCGTCCTTGAACTGAATGATATCATTAAAGATCTGAATGAATATATTGAAGGAGGTTCTGATAGTCAACATAAACAACTGCGGGAAGGTTACGGTCATATTCCTAAACCTCAAGCGAGAAAAATAAAAGATTATTTAAATTGCATCTTAAAAGATGCGGAGAGGTATAGTTATGACCGACGACCTGGGCGAAGAAAGAAAACTAAATAATCACGAAACCCACATTAATCGTGGGGTAGAGTTGCTTCTACGCAATAGGAGGGCAAAACCAGAACAACCAAAAACTTTTCAGGTAAAGTTTGGTAAGATGGTCGCTCTCTTCCGAAGAGAGATTGTATTCCATCTAAATTTTTATCTGGACATCAGAAAGAAATAATCTCTGGAGTATAGAAAAATGTTAGCAGTAACGCTTACGATTGGAACCCTTGTTTCAATCATGTTCTTTTTTGTAGGAGGTGTGGTAGGATGGTTAGCAAGAGAGAATACATGGGTAAATCAACCAGTTTATACTCATCCAGAGATGTTTGATGAAAACGGAAATGTATTACCTGACGAAATTTTAGCAGTACGATTTGAAAATAGCTATGACGAACTCGACCAAGAAGACGACGACTAAGGAGAAAGCAAAACTCCCACCTAATCCATTCATTCATGAAATCCTTGAACTTGCTAGCAAGCAAAGGAGTAAAGTAAAAAAAATTGAGATTCTTCAGGAGTATGGTAACCCTGCACTGAAGAGTCTTTTCATCTGGAACTTCGATGACACTGTAGTCTCTGTAATTCCTGCTGGAGATGTTCCTTACAAGGCAAATGAAGTTCCTGTTGGAACAGACCACACATCGCTTCGTAAAGAGTATAAGCATCTCTTTAACTTTGTAAAGGGTGGTAATGATAGTCTCACTTCTCTTCGTAGAGAGACTATGTTTATCCAAATGCTTGAGGGTTTACACCCTGAGGAGGCATCAATCCTTTGCCTTGTAAAAGACAAAGCATTACAAACTAAATATAAATTAACATACGAAGTTATTAAAGAAGCTTATCCCGATATCAACTGGGGAGGACGTTCATGAGTAGTGTTGCTGTAGAACACCAGGAAAAAGAAATGGCAGAATATGGATCAGAGGAAAACCAAATCAATCCATCTGATTATGAGTGTCAAATTCTGTTGGAAAAAACAACTATAGAGATAGCAAACGATAAAACATTTCCGACAGATGCCAGACTAATCTGGTATATCGTTGACGGAAAGCAATGCGTCGATCTTACCCGTTGTGGTAAAGTATCAAAGATGTTTGATATGTATTATGATCGATATGGAAAAGGTTCTGTTCAAAGAATTGACTTTGGATATGGAACAGTTAACCCTAAACTTTGGGGACAAAAACCAAAGAAAGAAAAGAAAAGAAAATGAGTGATGGTTTCAAGGGGTTTGCCAAACCTGGAAAGGACAAAGAGTTCACCCTTAATATTAACGGAAAGCAAGTTCAAAAAATTATTAGAGAGTATAAGAAACTGAAGAAGTACCAAAAGTCATCCATGTTTGAATTAGAAAAACTATCTGGGCAAGAGACTCAGATAGACAAACTAGTAGATGAATATGGAATTGATTCAGAGGCAATAGAATAAATACACTAGCAGGTAAATCCATATGCTTTCTACCCAATACAGGTTGCGACTTGAAGCAATCTGTAAAAAAATTGTTAGTAATGAAGAAGTAAGTCTAGATGATATGATCTGGGCAAACAAATTAGCAAAGTCTAATCAAAGTGCATCATCAATACTAAGGAAAGCACGTAGGCAAGCAAGAAACCCTGAAATGAAAGAGGGTGATTTTGATGATTTTATGAACCAGATGGACCTTGGGGACCCTGATCCATCTAACCATTCTTCAGGGTTCGGTAGTGCAGATGATATTGCAGACTGGTTTTCTCACGAAAAAACAGATGACTGGAGGCAACGTGATTGAAAAAGAAATACCATGGGGCAAGTTGCATGAAATTGCCAAAGATCTAAATGGAGAACTCAAAAAACTCTACATTAAAGATAGTTCTGGTAGAGAATATAAAAGAATCGTAATTGAATATGAGGAGGATAAAGAATGCAACCAATAATTTATTCTAATAGAAGTCAAGAATGTGAAAGGGCAGAGAGTCTCCTTACAAGTGTTCAGTTCGATGACTCTGTTAATGTAAGAGTCCTTCTTTTGGACGATGACTTTACCAGCAATCAGTTTCATGCTGAGTTTGGTGCTGAAGCAGAGTATCCTCAAATTGCAATTGGACTAGAACACCGTGGAACCTTAAAAGAAACTCTTAAGTATATGAGTGACAAAGGTATGCTTCTTTAGAAATAATAAAATGTTCGTGTTGATACGAAGACACTTGACTAAATAAGATATGAGGTCTATAATAGGACCTGACGTTCATCCAACTCTT